AATCCTGCAGTGGTCTCCATATTTGAGAAGCATCAAGAGCAACTAAAATTTTGTTCGGTTTATCTCTCGGGGCATCCGTCGATCTTTGAACTGGATGTAAAGGCAACCTATAAAAAGATAGTAGAATTTGCAGCGCTTGTAAGTGTTATTTCCATTTGAATTACTTATTATTTATATTTTCAACAAACCCTTCTATAGTACGATTAAATTGGCTTAAATATAATGTAATACTATTAAGTGAATCTAAAAATATATTATTAAATTCTTTTTTAATATCTACAAAAAAGATAACACGCGTTTCATTTGAACCATTGATAACTGAATGTGTAAATGTATCGTCAAATATTACATCTTCGCCATCTTTCCATCGATAAATATTATTATTTACAACTAACATACAATTTGTATTATCTTTTGGTACAATTAATCCTAAATGATATCGCAATACACCATTATAAATACCTTCGTGTGGAGGAATAATTTTACCAGGATAAAGAATACTAAACATTGCAAGAGTGCATCCAGGAATGTTAGATATAAATTCATGTGTTTTTGGAAAATATTTAATTTTATTAGTATCTTTATTATATAGTCGTAAGAATATCATATCCCATGGTATATCAGACATATCAAGATGAGTTTGCATTTTATCTAAATTTTTAATACGTTCTAATTTATTATGTTTGGTATATTCTATATATTCATCACGAATCGTTATATAATTATTTCTAAGTGTTTGGCACCATGGTAAATCTGTTTTGTGAAATTCTTGACGATTACTTTCATATTTTAAGTAGATTTTATTAATATATGGTGCCAATTTATAACCATCTATAAATTTAGCTGAAATAATAAAAATTATCAATATTAATATTCCAATAATAATGTAATCGTTCATTGCTTAATGCCTACATAAAATAATGTATTTTTTTACATCAGGTTATATTACCGGAATGTAATATAAATCATGTTTAAAATAAAATGTAAATGATGCAAATAATAAACAATGAGTTATCTTTTCATTAAAAATTGAATTTGGTACGATTTAATACAAATATTCAACTATGCAGACGATAAGCCTCACTCCCTTCAACGTATATCAGTATGTTGGACACAACATCTTATTCATACATGGTGGAAATCATATTGTGAGACGTCTTGAGCGTGTTTCCAATGGGCGCAAAACGATAATAATTGACTATCCTGTGTTGCAAAATAGCGTACCAATTGTGTCTAAAAAAGTACGAGTCATTCTATAAGTGAACGATAAGTGAAACAAATACAGAAAAAAGGCGTCGCTTTTTTTCATTTAAAAATTGAAATGTTTTTTTGTTTAAAATATGATAACCAGCCGTCCATGAATCCTATCCAAGAGCCCGCGCCCATGAATCCTATCCAAGAGTACTTTATCCAGCCGACGGGTGAAACCATTCACTACGCGAAAAAATGTCCGCCTCCTCCGCCGCCGCGCTCCACCCCCATTGGCGATTGGTCAACCACGCCTACTGAGACGCCTCAAAGCCGTTCAGGTGCGGCCGCGCCTACTGGTGATGAGCCGACACTCAGTTGGTCAGATGTCGTTCTTCCTGCTGAACCCGAGTCGCTCCGCCACTTGACCGTGCCGATAGAGCATGCTCTTCTTCACTCTCGACAGGGCGATGACATCGTTCATCCAGACATCAAGCACATTCTCATCCGTCAGCGAGGCAGCTATTGGTGGGAGAAATCCCAAGCCATGCTGGAGCAACAATTCTCGAGCGGCAAGCTCAAGCCCGTACAAGGGGGCTTCTACGTCTTCTTGGAGGAGGAGCAGTCAGGCAACATCATTCGCTTCGGCAATGTCCTCGCGGGAGTGGTCTGGGTCATGCAGACCGTTGCGTTTCCCAAGGGTCATCCTGATGCGGATGTTCCGCCCTACCAAATGATTGATGTGCGAGAGTAAAACAGATAAATCATAAAAATAGATAAACATACACATAAAAATGCAAAATTGAGGGGACCCTCCTCCTTTTTTGTTTCCAAAATCTAAAGTGTCGCTGCATATTGAATCTTAGACATGTCAACGAATCTCTTTGAAATAATTGGTAATGCATTAAAAATGATTGCCACCTCATCAACAGGTAAGCCCAATATTCAATTGAATGCGACAATACTTGGTGTAGCAGGCGGTATTCACGCCGTATATGCGTATGGTACTTCGAAAACAGAGGAGGTAACCATTGTAAATAAATATCAAATCGTGAATCATGGTTCTACGCGATTCATGATTCATGATGAAAAAGGGCGACATTATGCAGTAAACAATAGTTTGTGGTATTGGAAATGGGATAGCATAGAAGATTGGTCGAAAATGTATAAGGGAGATCGTATCACAGTACATTATTATGGAATTCGTTCTCCGTTGTTTGGGCTATTTCCAAATATTGTAGGGGTTGAAACCGAATTTCAAATTAGAAAATGGATTTTTGAATAAAAAATTGAAATATAAAAATGGCAGTAATAAATATCACCACTCTTCCAATCATGGCATTTGGTCCTATCATTCAACAGCAGCAACAAGTCCAAGCCCTTCAGGCTTTGCCACAACCTCACGAGGATTACGAGTATCTCGAGCAGCGATTCCAAGCAGACTATTATACACCCAATGGCGACTGGCAGGTCATCAGCATCGACTGGAATACTCGTCAGCATCGAGTCGTCTTCGTGGCAAATCAACAGAGTTCCTTTATTGAAGTCGAACGCAACTTCCAAATTACCTTGCGAGAGGTACTTACATTGAACAACATTATCCTTCATCGGATCGAAATGGTTGACCTCCAAGGACACCTCATTCAGGACACCAATGTGCTGTTGAACCAATCGGTGGAGGACATGCCGCTGGCATCCGCGACGATTTGGTCGCATGACCAACTGGGACTGCCGAACAATCAGGATTTCAATCAGTTGCCTGCAGCGGCGTGGGAGGCAGCTGGCTAAAACCGCTAACTAAAGCGACTAACTAAAAAGAAACATCGTATATAATTAACATAAAAATATATTTATTTTTTTGTTGAAAGGAACTGACCCTTTTTATTCAAAGGCGTATTCCGTTCTTTCGGCCAATTATTACCACACCCCATCTTGTTTTTAGTATAACATGTACTATTATTCCGTATAATCCCTATATCTTCTATATCAGGCAACCAATTGGCACACATACAACATAATGAATGAGGCATACCTGGAATGGATGTAGCGTTGGCAAGACTTGGAGTAGGCCACCAATTTGAGCATAATTCTGCTATCCTTTCAGGACTTGATGCCATTTCAGAACTTGTTTCTATCGTTTGTTCGGATGCTATTGTACTAATATGTGCCATATCATTCACACTCATGCTAAGATAGTATATAAAAATTTGAGAGTATAATTGCTCCTTAGAATAAATTAACCATGAATATCGCGTTAGAACGTATTCGTAATTGTTCCGATGGGAAACTGAATCTTGACTGTTTGTGGATAACGGAGCTTCCTCCTCTTCCTGAGGGCATTATTGATATAAGTTGTTCCCATAATCATCTCACATCTCTTCCAGAACTTCCTTCATCTCTACGTGTGTTATCATGTGTCCATAATCAATTACTATATCTACCACCTCTTCCTCCATCGATAGAAAGTATAATATGCGATAACAATCAATTGACATTCCTTCCAGATCTTCCTCCATCTCTACATGTACTTTCTTGCGCTCATAATCGATTGACATTTCTTCCAGAGCTTCCGTCTTCGTTGAGATATCTCTCATGTGTGCATAATCAACTGACACAGCTTCCAGAGCTTCCTTCTACTCTTCTGAATCTATATTGTACATACAACCAATTGACATCACTTCCAGAACTTCCGTTATCATTAAGTGATTGTCTTTGTATCTACAATCATTTAACGACGCTTCCTCCGCTTCCACCTTCACTTTATCTTCTCACATGCTGTCATAACAATTTGACTCGTATTCCAGAACTTCCTTCCCATCTTAATGTATTGATGTGCGGTGGGAATCATCTGACGGAAATTCCCCCTCTTCCAGACACTCTTCAATATCTTGATTGTAATACGAATGACATCCGAATTCTTCCGCCTCTTCCTGAAAGTCTTCTTATATTGGGGTGTGAAAAGAATCCATTAGAGACGTTGCCAGAGCTTCCTCTTCAACTTTCACATATAACATGTGAGCTACCTGTTTACCATGAACCTCTAGAGCTACTGCATATGACTCCAGAAAGAGTTCAGCGTATCAACCAAGAAATTGTGGATTGGATGAAGATGTTGGCGCAACATAGCAGGGATCGGTGTGAGATGCGGTGCGCTATATATAAAGAAGAAATCATGATGAAAGTGTGGCATCCTAAACGGGTGGAGAAACTGTTGGAAATGGGATATGATGTGGAGGACATGTAAAAGCGGCATAAGGCCAAAGACCGTTTAAAGTGCTTAAAGACAAGAAAACTGCACAAAAAAGAGATATCACAAACATTGAAAGGAAAGTAGTGTATATAAGTTGCTAACCATGGAAATCGCATTGCAACGCATTCAAAACTGTGTTGACGGGAGGCTAAATCTTGCTGAATTGGAATTGATAGAGCTTCCACCGCTTCCTGATGGATTGATTCAGTTACGATGTGATTATAACCAATTGACCTTTCTTCCAGAACTTCCTTCCTCTCTTCAAATCCTTCGTTGTAATAATAATGAATTAACCTCCCTTCCAAAACTACCTTCTTCTCTTCAATCAATAATATGCTCCAACAATCCACTGTCATTTCTTCCAGAACTTCCTTCCTCTCTTCAGATAATTGGTTGTAAATCCAATCGACTAACTTCTTTACCGCCTCTTCCTTTTTCGCTAACACAATTATCATGTACATTTAATCAATTAACAATTCTACCTCCTCTTCCTTCTTCTCTTGAAACGATAACCGCTGACTATAATAAATTAACGGTTCTCCCTGAACTTCCTTCTTCCCTTATCCATCTTTCATGCTCTTGGAATAGATTAACTTCCCTTTCTTCGCTCCCTCATGGACTTCATTCGTTGTATTGCTATAGCAACCCATTAGAGGCCCTGCCTGAGCTTCCTTCTACCTTGTTGGAAATATCATGTGAGTTACCTCATAATAACCAAATATGTAGGCACAGTGTATTAACTCCTGAGGTAATCCAACAACTGAATCGCGAAAATCAGGAATGGATGGAGTCTCAAAGCAGAAAACGTTGTACAGAGCGATGTTCTATCTATTATGAAGAACTCATGAATAATCGGTGGCATCCTGATCGTATCGA